AGCAGAACTACTATCGAGAAACAGGACGTCTGCCTATGATGAGTTGGGTTCACGAGGATATGAAGTGTGAGTTTGACGACCTTGTAGCAACTGGCGCATTAGGTCAGTTTCGGTCGAGGAGAGTCTATGAGTGAGATGGTGGGGTGGTCAGAGATTCTGACGGCGCTGACACCTTGGGAGAGTCGCGCAGGCCGCTGGTATAAGCGCGAGGACTACTGCGCTCCTATGGGCTACGGTGCGGTCAATGGGGCTAAGTTTCGTCAGTGTTTATACCTGCTACAGCAAGCCGCTAGCCGGGGTCATACAGGTATCACTACGGGAGCCTCAGTTCTGTCGCCGCAACTGCCGATGAGCGCCGTCATAGCCAATCACGTAGGTCTTCCTCTGCGTATCTTCATCGGAGGTACTACGGTTGAGAAGGCAGTCCGACACAGGAATGTCGAGATCGCGATGGAGTACGGTGCTGAGTTTCAGGCTATCAAAGTGGGCTATAATCCGGCCCTACAGTCAGCAGTCCTCAAGGACGTCGCCACGACAGGTCGTTATCACCTGCGATACGGTATTTCACCTGATCCTGCCGAAGACGATGTGCTTGCCTTTCATACGATAGGGGCAGCGCAAGTTCAGGGAGTCCCGGAGGGGCTTACTCACCTCATAGTTCCGTGCGGCTCTGCGAACTCAACGATTTCTATTCTGCTAGGACTCTCTCAATACTCGCACAGCGTCAAGAAAGTAACCTTGGTAGGTATAGGGCCGAATCGAGAGAGGCTGATTTCAGAGCGATTAGAACTATTCACACGGCGACTAGGGACGAGACTCCCGGAGGATTTAGAGGTAAGCATGCGCGATCTACACAGCACCGGAGTTGTCTCATACGGGAAGAAGGTCAAACAGAACTTAGATGGCATTGTCTTCCACCCGACCTACGAAGGCAAGGTCGTGAACTACCTGCTGAACAATCCCGACGTTGCTAGAGGGTTCGTAGAAGGTGACGGTACGACAGGTTTATGGATAATAGGGTCGGAGCCGTCGTGAGAACTATCTACCTCATAGGAGCACCGGGTTCCGGCAAGTCCTCAGCAGTCTCCCGGGCGCTCGAGATCGCGCAATGGGGTACACCTACAGAGGTGATGACCCCGATACCCCATTTAGACTATGGAGCAGGCTGTATACAGCTTGGTCGAGTTCGACCTACGGGCTTCTCCGGTACTGACGCTCTAGGTATGGCTATCAACCCTCAAGCGATTCTGTTTATAGAGTCTCGTCCTGCGAACGTCGTCCTCGGAGAGGGTGACAGACTAGCCAATGCGAAGTTCCTGTCGGCGGCTGACCGAAGCGGCATACTGACGATTGTGTGGCTTGATGTACCACCTGAGGTATCTCGCGCTCGCGCTCGCGCCCGGGCTGATTTATTCGGCCTCAAGGAACAGTCTGAGTCGTGGTGGAAGGGGAGATACACGAAGACCGCACGCCTCGCAGGAGGCTGGCCGCACATTCGTATAGACGGGACTCTTGACGCAGAAATAGTTGCTCAACGCCTCGCTGAGATACTTCCTACGATTCGTTACTGATAGCATCAAGACTGTATGGGAAGACCGGCTGAATACGAGACACCACGAATACAGGTGTTAGTGCGCTTCGTTCCTAACGATTTGCTACTGGTCAAGGCCGAGGCGCGTCACTTAGGTATCAGCCTCAATCGACTAATCGAACGGGCAGTTCAGGACTGGATCATACGAGAAGCAGGTGAGCCGACAGAACCGAACGGGAGAACAGGCACTTATGACTGACATAATCACCCCGGACTCCTTCTATGAAGAGGAGGTATCAACGTCCTCTAAGCGCACTCGGAAGCCCCGAGCGAGGCGAGAACCCGTAGAGAGAGTGATAGACCTAGCGCGAGGCGTGAACCTAGCCTTAGCCGGGGCAACATACAAGCAGATCGCGAACGAACTCGACGTGGACGAGGAGACAGCACGGTATCACCTACTCTCGGCAGAGGGTCAGCGAGCCTTGAGGTATGCGGTCAATGACCTACAGGATCGAACCGACAGGTTCCTAGCCTCAGCACACCTTCAGGCCATACGGCGGCTAGTGCGTGAGATGGAGGAGGCAGATAAGCCCGGGGACAGGATTCGGGCTGCTGCGGCTATTACTATGTTAGCGGCGAGGCGTATCGAGATAACAGGAGCGAACGGCAACGCTATCGAGGTAGATACGACTATGGCGCAACTGCTCGAGGAGCGCATAGTGAGAATGCGGGAGCGTTCTCGGACAATCATAGATACCTCCGGAGTGCTAGTGCGCGATCTGCTCGAGACTATTCCTGTGGAGGTTGTGGTGGAGCCTGACACTGAGCCTGAGCCAATCCCTGAGGCTATACCCTTGGCGATAGCGGCTGAAGCCTCCTCGCGTACACCCCGGCGACAAGGTCCTGCAGGAATCAGTCCGGGTCACGGTATCCGAGCGATTAAATGACACAGTTAGTCCAGACGGCATTTGACCGTATGAGCGATGCTGAGAAGGCGATACTGACCGGGCAGATTGACGACGTCCGAAAAGGCTTAACACCTGCGGGCCTAGAGGAACTGATGTACCTGTGGGAGTTTTGGCGTAGACCTAATCAGGCACGTCCCGAGGGACTAGGAACTTCCTTTCGAGCGTGGATGCTGATAGCAGGTCGAGGATTCGGTAAGACTCGAGTCGGAGCAGAGACAACTCGTCAGATGGTCGAGGTAGAGCCTCGTATAGCGTTGATAGGGCCGACAGCGGCTGATGTGCGTGATGTTATGGTGGAGGGCGAGTCAGGCATTTTATCTGTGTTCCCTCCGTCCCTACGCCCTAACTATGAACCTTCTAAGCGGCGCATAACATTCCACAATGGCGCTATGGCAACCTGTTTCTCAGCCGAAGAACCCGATCGCCTCCGAGGACCCCAGCACGGTTGGGCTTGGGTTGATGAACCTGCGGCTATGCCCCGGGGCGAAGATACTCTGTCTAACTTGTTGTTGGGGCTACGACTAGGGCGTGAGCCTTGGGCACTGCTTACAGGCACTCCGAAGCCTGCTAGATGGCTCAGGAATCTGTCACAGCGCGAGGACACCATAGTTACTCAAGGTTCTACTTACGACAACGTCGCCAACCTCGCTCCGGGGTTCATTGACGACGTGCTAGGACGGTACGAGGGTACGCGACTAGGACGACAAGAACTACACGCTGAGTGGCTAGATGACATTGAGGGTGCGCTGTGGACTGAGTTGATACTAGATCGAGGGCGTATGGTGTCGTTTGATGTGAGTCAGCCTTGGCAGGGCCTGAATCGCTACCTCTCCGACCATAATCTTCCGAATGTTATTGAGCGGCGACCTTGGAGAACGATTGTTGCCGTTGATCCTCCCGGCGAGACTGCGGAGTGTGGAATCGTAGTAGCCTGTGCGCCAGTTCAGGGCCGAGCAGGAATAGATCACGCTGTTATTCTTGAGGATTGCTCTATGCCGGGGCGACCTGAGGAATGGGGCGCTCAAGTAGCCTCAGCGTCACGACGTTGGAGGGCAGAGAGAGTTGTGGTGGAGTCTAATCAAGGCGGCGACATGGTCAGGGCTACTATCCACGCAGTCGATCCGACTCTGCGTGTAGAAAAGATAACAGCACGCCTCAGCAAATCAGCTCGCGCAGAACCTGTATCTGCTCTGTACGAGAGAGGACTGGTACACCACGCCGGATTCTTGCCGATGCTAGAGAGTCAGATGGTCACTTGGGTCCCGGGCGAGGGCAAGAGTCCTGACCGTATGGACGCTTTAGTTCACGCTGTAGCCTCACTCCTCATCGCACAACCCGTAGTCCCGGGATTAGTCATTTCGGCGGCTCGTCGTCGGCTCTAGAACACTCACACTAAAGAAAGGCAACTACTACTATGACCCCACTGCTTATGACACTCACAGCTTTAGCGACATATCGACTGACGCGACTCCTGACGGCTGATCGCCTGACTCAACGTCTGCGAGAATGGGCAATAGGTCGTGGCGAGATGATTGGGTATATGGCGACGTGTGACTGGTGCTTGTCTATATGGCTCGCTCCGATCCCGGCGACGCTTGCTGTGCTGTATCCTGAGAATCGGTTGCTTCTTATCGGCCTGTTGGCGCTGTCCTCCTCGGCATTGACCGGGCTGATTGCCAGTGTTGAGGGCAAGCTGGAATAATCTCTAAAAGATTTCTAAAGAAATCTCCCTTTAATCCTTGACCTGCCGACTCGGGTCGGCTATACTTATTGAAGTAGGCAGTCTGCCTATCCCGACTAGGAGGAGAGAGTTATGGAAGAAACGATAAGCAAGGTAGGACTCGCAAGGGCCTATAAGGCGGCGCACAAGAAACACGCTGAAGTGTGCGATGTGCATTACGACGAGTCAGTTATGAACGACGACAAGACTTGCCGTGAGTGCCAAGACGACCTACACGAACTAGAAATACTGAACCGGTGAACGAATACTGTGAACTCTGCAACGCTGACCTGACCTTTTTGAGGTCGTATCTCTTAGACGGTTATGAGGTCTGTCAGAGTTGCTCAACGAAACAATCATCAGTGGCGAACCCGTCACAACTAATGAAAGGGTCAGAGATGACGAATGAAATGAAGGCAACACAATGAACATCAGCGAGTTAATAGATCGTCTGCAGGACATACAGGAGCAACTTGGCGAGGAGGTTGAAGTACGAGGAGTATTTCAGCCTAACTATCCTCTCTTGGCGAGTCTTATTACGGTCACAACGATAACGAAGGACGGGCAGAGCGAGGTCTTCTTAGGGCTTGGCGACGGGACGGACTATGGGAGCGATAATCACTACCTTGATGACATGACTCACGAGGAGGAGGAGGACGAGGATGATGACGAGGAGGACGAGGATGAGGATGAGGACACAGAACGTCCCTTGAGCCTTGCACAGCAACTTGACAGAGGTCGTATGGCGACGTTCGCCGACCTTCTCAGTGAGGAGTCCGGACGATGACACCACTACAACATGAGAGCCAACTATTGCGTCACTTACTGTCGGCTCATACTGCCGTAGAGATTGCTCAGTTGAGCGCCGACAATACGGACAGAGCAGGCCTTGGGCGTGAACTTGACCCGATTCGGTGGCAGTTAGAAGATTTCATCGCTAAGTATCGCGTCAAGTGTGAAGAGGTTTTTGTTTATGAAGCATAAGGCAGAGTTCTTCAGCAAGTTACAGGGTGCTTGGGAGAGTGTGTCCACCTCCGATCTACTGGAGATTCTAGTGCTGGCGCAGAGTCCTATCGTGACGAACTCAGGCACCAACACCAAAGACGACGCGATGTATCAAGAGTTAATCTTGGCTTGGGTATTTGACGAGATTCTACGCCGACGTCCGGATACTCAGGAAGCATTGGATAAGTGGGTGCTTGACCTAGAGGACGAGCGCACTCAAGCGCAGGTTCTACTTGAGAAGTTGAGTAGCGTTTCAGGAGTCCACAGTGCCATAGAGGTACGACCTGAACTCAAGACAGACAAGGACTACGGTCACGAGGCTCGAGAACTTGAGTTATACATAATGAATGACTTGGCTGTTCATCGGGCCTACCTTCAACCTTGCCTCAAGAGTCTTCAGAGGCTCCACGAACGAGGCGAGTTCTACCGTGATAAGGCACTCCGGTCCTTGTCTCGGGTGGTCAATGGAGCCGCTAAACAGTACGCACTTGAGTACGGGTCAATGACCACTAAGTGGTCTGAGATGTTCCCCAAAGGGGACCGGGACCGGGTTGCTGAGAAGATTCTTGACGATTTCTTGGCAGAACTCCGAGAGGGCAACTCCTTTTGGGAGTAGGGCTACAGGTCATAAGACTCCGATCTTGCCCTGTGACTAGGGGAAGTCGGAGCCGAATGCCCCTCATACCTGCTAGGTTTTTAATACCTAGTCATAGCGCACATCACCCTTCAGAGCCTCCGAGCCGAAGTACGTCCCCTGTCCCCTACAGAAAGACAACTGAATGATTCGTTTCTCCAGAGTTATTACTGTTCCTGCTCTCGTTGTTTCGCTCTTGCTCTCAAGCGCAATCCCCGGTAAGGCACACGACGGTAAAAGTTCTCGGGAGAAGGATACCTACAGCCTGTACCGAGGCCTGTTGCCCGATCAGTACTACGACGGGTTAGCAACCTGCGAGACTAATCACAACTGGCAACACTCGGCACGATCGTACACAGGTGGACTCGGCATATACCGAGGGACGTGGCAGAGGTGGAGTGACTCAAACAGTGCCGAGGGCAGGACTCCTCGTTATCAGGTCATCGTTGCCGACAGGATTGCGTTCTTAGGGTTCACTGAACCTGACGGGCATTTCGTATCACCGGTAGGTCCGTATGGGTGGGGCTGTGTAAAAATCCGAGCGAGCCTTCGAGCGTACATATGTGCCTCGCGAAACAAGGCCGTGATAAAGAGAAAGCGCAACTGCTGACCTGACTCTGTGACTCAGGGATAACTAAAGCTTCGTAGTGTGCGTCAGAGGGTACGCCATTGTGTAGTGTATGAGTGTGCCTGATCGCCGTCCAAGAAGCAAAACGCCACAGTATAACTCTCTCATAGCAGCAGCCGAAATAATGCTGGCTCCTAACATAGGTGTCCGAGGCTCCTCCTCGATCTCGGTACACGGCTGGCATCACGATGCTTGGGAGTATTACGACAGTATTGGAGAACTCCGTTTCGGGGTAAACTGGATAGCGAATGCTATGTCACGGGTTAATCTCGTAGCGGCTCGTCCTGCCGAGAGTCCCGGAGGCGATCCGATTATCATTGACATTACCGATCCGAAGACAACGAAGGCTCAACGTCGTGCCGCTGAGATCGTGGCACTGATAGCAGGAGGTCAGTCCGGTCAAGGTCAAATGCTTTTATCGTTCGGTATTCACCTGTCCGTCACTGGAGTAGCGTGGGTGATAGCAGAGCCTTCTCTGGACGATCCGACCTCAGACAGGTTTGACTCATGGCTCGTTCTCTCGACAGAGGAGATTCGCGAGGCGAGGGACGGCGGCATAGAGATACGGGTTAGTGAACGACGTTGGAGAAATCTTCACCCGAATGCCATTGTTATGCGCGTGTGGCGTAAGCACCCTCGCCGTTCGTGGGAACCTGATGCCCCTGTCCGAGGAGTGTTGGCTGTTCTACGAGAGATTGACCTACTAAATCGTCACATACACGCTACAGCAACATCAAGACTAGCCGGAGCAGGAATCTTGGCGATACCGTCTGAAGCAGTCTTCCCTCCGGGGCAAGGCCCACAGTCGAGTCAGCCAGTAGACCCGGACGATCAGAACACTACAGCGCCCGAAGATGGATTCGTAGACACACTGATTGACGCTATGACGACTCCACTACTAGATCGAAGCAGCGCAGCAGCCGTAGTGCCGCTCGTCGTAAAAGTACCCGGGGAACTCGTAGATAAACTCAAGCACATAACCTTCTCTACGCCGTTTGACGATCGCGTACAGAGTCTCCTTGACCAAGCCATCAAGCGGCTTGCGCTAGGGCTAGACATACCGCCTGAGATCCTTACAGGGACGTCGGGTATGAATCACTGGGGCGCTTGGCAGGTTGCCGAAGAAGCAATCACGCTTCACATAGAGCCATTATCTGAAACAGTCGTTCACGCTCTGACCGTCGGATTCCTTGACGCGGCCTTGACGGCTGAGGGATACGACCCGGGCGAGGCGATGATTTGGTACGACACTGCCGACCTTCGCACTAAACCTGATAAAACTAAGAGTGCGCTCGAGGCGTATGACCGTAACGAACTCTCAGCAGATGCGATGCTTCGTGAAATGGGCTTCTCGCCGGAGGACGCTCCGAGCGAGGAGGAGAAACGAAGGTCAGTTCTTCTATCGGTAGCAAAGACTTCTGCCGATTTAGCGCCGCAGTTGCTTGCTGAACTCGGGTATATGTCCGCACCTGTCGTCAGTAAGGTTGGCGCAGAGGTTCCTAAGGCCCTGCCGCCTGCACCCGTGAAAGCTTCGATAACGCTTGTCGCAGAAGCGAACCCGGTAGACCTATCGGCACTCACAGCCTCCTGCGATATGGTAGTTCATAGAGCACTCGAGAGGGCAGGCGCTCGACTGCGATCAGCGGCTGGCAAGGGACACCCGGGAGGGGCAGCCTCCGTGAACTGTGACGACCCGGCAAAGCTTCATACAATCTTTGACGCTACAGAACACGCTGACTTCGCAACTCTGCTCGAAGGGGCGTGGAGTCTGATACCCGACGTGGCAGTGCGATACGGAGTGGACTCTATAACGCTGACAACAGTGCTAGACAACTATACTAGAGGACTCCTAGCCAACAAGCAGGAGCATATGTATGATCGACTTGCCACAGCCTTCGCAACTGCCTGATCCGCAGAATCGTGCACAGACTGAGGCGTGGCTTGAGGCTCGTTCGGAGATTCTTGCTGAGGCTATTGCTGTCTCGCTGAAGAAGGTCGTCACGACGGCGTATAAACAGTTCCTAAAGACATTGGACGAAACCTCCATAGTGTCCTCTCTCACGGCAGCCGGGGATCTTCACGCACTAGACTCCATAGTGGGCAAGTGGACCCTGATTTACGACAAGGAGATCGCTCCGGAGATCGAAGAAACCTACCTGAGCGGCTCAATGTCGGCGTTCACGCAGTCTCCCCGGGCTAAGAAGATGACGAAAGAAGAGGTGGATTCGTGGGCGAGGGTGACTAACGATCAGGCCGTCACCTATATGACCTCAGCGAGTAATCGACTTGCTGGAGTTGGAGACACGATATGGGGCGACGTCCGAGAGCGCGTGACGAAGGCAGTAGCCTCAGGTCAGAGCAACGAGCAACTCAAGAGCGAGATACAGAAGCTGTCAAATTTCTCGGAGTATCGGGCAGATACGATTGCTCGCACCGAAACTATAGGTGCGTACACTAACGGAGATTGGAATGGCGCTCAGGTTCTTGGCGAATACGGGCCTGTGGAGAAGGTGTGGGTAGCCACTGGAGGTCCCCGAGGACGTGACTGGCACTCAGCACTTACGAACACGACTCTGCCTATGAGCGAACCGTTCACTGTCGGCGGCGAACCTATGCTGTATCCACATGATCCTAGCGGTTCTGCTCGGAATGTCGTGAACTGCCGATGCTACGCAGAGTTCCTGTACCCCGGCGACCTTCGCCCAGACGGGACGTACATTGAGGATAAGGCTCTAAAAGTCGAGGCGGCTCCTCAGCAGGTCAAGCCTCAGGAGATCGTTGCCCCAACTCCCGGGACTACGCCACTTGTCTCGGGTCGTTTCAATCCGGTCACTCCTGCCAACAAGCAACAGGCACTAGACGTTCTTGTTGGGGAGCCACCGCCTAAGACAGGTAAGAACAGTAAATACTATAAGACGGACATGGTGCGCTACAGGATAAAGCGTGACGCTATGGAACGTCGAATTGACTCTGCTAGTCACGCCGTCATTCGCGATCAAGTTATTATTCTTGATCATTCTGCTATGAGCCTGACGCAGAAGGATTTTGACGTCGTAGTAGATCAGGTTAGCGAGTTGATGGACTCTAACCCTCTTGCCGCTCGGGGAGCGATAATAGACATTCAAGATGAGATACCCGGGTTCCCTAATGCCCTCGGTACTTGTACTCAAACTTGGGATCCTCAGTATCTAACCGAGATTCAACTCAACGCAAAGGGAATGAGAAGCAGCGCGATGCAGGCGAACACTGGCTTCGGAGTGCCTGTGGACCTAGAAGGCCGTCGTTATACGATTATTCACGAGTGGGGACACGGAATAGATCGCGCAGAAC